AAACCTAGTCACTAAGGACGAAGTTCTACACGCAGAAGCAAATGCGATAACAAAGGTTGCTATGTCCTCCGAATCATGTTATAATGGAGACATATACACAACTACTGCGCCTTGCTTAGAATGCGCCAAGTTGATATATCAAAGCGGTATTAGTAATGTATTCTATCGTACTCCGCACTTGCGCAGTACTGATGGGATTGAATTCCTTGAGAAATGTAACATCCCAGTGAGCGTAATATGACTACCAAGAAGACCGCAACACTTTCGCCCTTTGATTTCCTCAAGAGTATCAACGATACTAAGAAGGACATCATGGAGTTAGCAGAAGACGAGAAGAAGTATGTCTCGTTTGTAGTAAACAGAAGTCTCTCATACTTCCCAGACACAGTATTACTGGCAAATGAGATGAACCGATACCACCATATCGACAGTAAGTTACAATATCAGTTTCTTATAAATATAGTTAGGAAGCGGAAACGTTTCTCTAAATGGGTCAAACCTGAAGTAGAGAATGATATTGAATCGGTGAAAGAATACTATGGATATAGTAATGACAAAGCACGTCAAGTACTCCCCCTTCTTTCTACCGACCAACTAACTGTAATAAGAGATAAGGTGAATAAAGGTGGAAGAAAGTAACTTAGTAGAATGGAACTCTGGACTCATGTTAGAGATTACTCTAGCAGAACCCGATGACTTCTTAAAGGTCAAAGAGACACTAACAAGGATTGGTATCGCATCTAGACGTGATAACAAACTCTTTCAATCGTGTCATATCCTACACAAGCAAGGTCGGTACTTCATTGTACACTTCAAAGAATTGTTTATGTTGGATGGTAAGAAGTCTAATCTAGAAGTAGGTGACGTGCAACGTAGAAATACAATTGCTACCTTACTACAGGACTGGGGTTTAGTTGAGATACAGAATGGTGAGACTGCCAAAGATTGCGCACCTATGCGCACAATCAAGATCATAGGTTTCAAAGAGAAAGATCAGTGGGAGTTATGCCCTAAGTATAATATTGGCAACAAGTGAGACGTTTATGTACGATATATTTAAAGATAGAGAAGACGATCTAGCAGATAAGCAATTCTTCTTCGGTAAACTTCCTTTGGAAGTAAGTGACGTGTACGACTGGAACAGACATATGGAGTTGCTTAATACGCACCCCGATAAGTTGATTGATTCCAATACCAACAAGTTCAGGATAGGGTTGAATTGCTTTCACGAGAGACCTTCTGCTCCTGACTTCGCACGTCATATCGAAAGCGAGATGCAAGAAGTATTCTCTATGCACAACGATAATGGTGGATCCATTACCAACATTGCCTTTACTGGCATAGGTAAGAACTCTGACTCATACCCTTGGCACAACGATACGATGGACGTATTTCTAGTTCAGGTGTTGGCAAGCGTGGAGATGAGAGTAGAAGGACACAACGATAACGAACCGTTCTGGTTCAATCCCGGTGATTATGTGTGGTTACCTCGTGGCACACACCACCAGATAATACCGCACGACAGTAGAGTCTCGTTTAGTTTTGGTGTTGAGGGTTCGCCTGACCCTGCGACTTACTTCTAATACGGTATTACATTTAGTTATATGCGGTATTAGATACATACCAAAGAGACATGGTGCTATAAATAATGGTGTAAGCAGAATGGTCTGTTTACTAACTGAGAGAACAAAGTAATGAAGAGCAAGATTGATCGCAGAGTCGAGAGATTCAGCACACCTATAGTAACAGTAATATTTTTCTACGCAATGGTATTGGCACTGATACCACTAGTATAAGTAGTATTGAATGGAGGGGCAGTATATGTCCCTCAAACCTTTAAGGAATTTGTAATGAACCTCATATATCAGTACTGGGATGGCCCAGTTAGAGAATCCTGCCAAGCAGGTGTTAATGCTATGAAGAAGTATGCCAAGTCTATTGGTGCTGAGTACCTCTTCGAAGAGAATCCTAATTGGTTGCGTTCTACTTTCAATTACGACTTCGGTAACTACTCCCCTCACTACGGTGCGTTCAAACCAGTTTATGACAAGTCCTTCGACAAGTATGATAAGATCATGTTTGTGGATACGGATGTATTTCCTGTGGATGGTCTAAAAGAAAACATCTTTGATGAGTTCACTGGTGAGATTGGTATCTGTACAGAACCCGAACAGTCTCGTATCCGTACCATTACTCGTGGGCGTATCACACATGATACGGACGAACGATGGGGCGAGATGCTGAAGAATATGTTCAACACACAAGTACCTCGTGATCGCTATGGTATTATCGCATACAACACTGGAGTTGTCTTGTATTCAAAAGAAGGACGAGTCAAGGCACGAGAGAAGTTTCAAGACTTCAAACAATATGTCGATACTGTAAGGAATATGGGATTGGATAGTTTCTATACTTGTGACCAACCTTACCTTCATGCCCAGATGTTTATCCATGATATGGATGTACAGGATATGGACAATGGATGGAACTCCTATGTACACTATGCTAAGATCAAGGGCAACCCTGAACTAGACTTGTGTGACTGGAGAACCAAAGATACCAAGATGGTACACGTCCAGTTGATGGGTGCTGATAGTAAAGATACAGCATGGCATTGGAACATAGTCAATATGCCTCAGAATATGTGGAACCTAGATTAGTGATAGCATACCAGATTGTAATCAAGGGAAATGAAATCTCCGAAGCATATGCCAAGATCTCCCTAGAGTCTTTCCAACCTCTTGTAGTCGCAGGTGTTATTTCTGAAATAAGAACCTTCGACGCGATAACCCCTGAGTCTGATAACTACCAAGAACACTTGGATAAGTACACTTGGGCGAAGTCACTTATGAGAGCAGATGTTCTGAGTGGAAACACCAAGGAGATGCATTCTCCCACAGAGATGGCAGGGATGTGTTCTCACTGGGAACTTATGCGTATGGCAAGCGAGGCAGACGAAGACTTCCTCGTACTAGAACATGACTCATACTTCAATGGAGACATAGGAAGGTTTAGACAACTATGCGAGATGGATGTTCTCTATCGCAACATAGGATTGTTCATGGGTTGTTATAGTCTAGAGAGTAAAACCGCAGGGTGGATGTATAACGCATTGACTAATGCTGAGTTTCCTATCAACTGTGGCCCGTACTGTACTCTTCAGAGATTGTTTGCCACATACACAACTAGGGTGTTGCACACCCATGACCCCGACCACCGAGGATATGCTACTACTGTCATCCATCCTTGGGCGAGTTGTAGAACTCTATACTTTGGTCGTAACGTACAGGTACCATTCAATAGATCAGATCAGCACGAAGACACTAACGAGTGGAAACTACCAAGCACTCAGGTGGTATCTAAGACTATGAAGGTCACCCAAGATCATCATAGTTACAAAGAAGAACACATAGAAAAACCTTGGACTAAGAATAAGAATCTCTTAGTTATTGAATAAAGTACTTGCTTTATCAGATTACCTATGGTATAATGGTACCCTATTGAGCAATAGAGTTATATTATGAAGTACAAAGATCTAAAGACTCCTCTGAGATATCCCGGTGGTAAGACTCGCGCAGTCAAGTTTCTATATGACGCGCCACAGATGCCTACTCGCAAGATCAAAGAATACCGTGAACCATTCCTTGGGGGTGGTTCTCCTGCTATCGCATTCTCCAAAGCAAACCCAGACACACCAGTGTGGGTCAACGACAAGTACTACAACCTGTACTGCTTCTGGACTACCCTACAGAAAGAAGGTCAAAGACTCGCAGACAAGTTAACTGATGTTAAGAACGAGTTGATGGATGCCGAAGATCCCCTTCAGTCTCACCTTGGTTACTATAAGGTTATGCGTGAAGGTCTTGCTACAGCGACAGATCCATTTGAGATCGCGTGGATGTTCTATATTATGAATCGTTGTTCGTTCTCTGGTCTAGGTGAGTCTACTGGTTCGTTCAGTAAACTTGCGTGTTTCGATAAGTTCAAGCACAGTATAATCAGTAAACTACCAATGTATGCCGCTATAATGAAGAACTGGAAGATCACCAACCTAGACTATGCTGAAGTACTGGAGGGTGCCGACCAAGATACATTCATCTTCGCAGATCCTCCATACGATATCAAGTCATTTATCTATGGCAATGGTGGAGATATGCACGACTCGTTCTGCCACAAGAGATTCCACGATGACATGACCGCATCTAGTGGAATGACTATGATTACCTACAACAGTAATGATCAACTCAAACAGGCATATAGTGAGTGGGATCAAATGGAATGGGACTTGACCTATACTATGAACTCGACTCCTAAGTATGGTAAAGAACAAGCAATGCGTAAAGAACTACTACTCCGCAACTACTCCTATCCCAACACCAATACCTTGGACGGATTCTTTAGTTGACAGGTGGTGTCGAATCTGTTATAATACCTACATATAATATCAAATACCGAGTGAATATATGACCGAATTTTATACGTCCGTGAATCGCGCAGGTAACTCTATCCTGTACCGTGGATACAAAGACGGCAAGTCCGTCAAGGTAAAAGTACCTTTCAAACCCACAATGTATGTTACCTCCCAGACCGCACCTAAGTCTGGATGGACTGCGTTGGATGGCACACCTGTAGAACCAGTGACCTTCGACACTATGAAGGAAGCAACCGAGTTCAACAAGATGTACGATAATGTTGCCAACTTCAAGGTCTATGGTAATGCCAACTATCAAGCACAGTTCATTGCCGAGGTCTTTCCTAACAAAGTTCCCTATGATGTTTCCCTAATCAAGACTTGTACCATCGATATCGAGGTGGCATCCGATGAAGGATTCCCCGAACCTCGCGAAGCAAAGTATCCTGTCATCTCTATTGCTATGTCAACCAACGATGGTGACTACTTTGTATGGGGTCTCAACGACTATACTGTTACTCGCGATGATGTTGTTTTCATTAAATGTTCTTCCGAAGAAGATCTACTGATGAAGTGGATCGATCACTGGCAACACCATTATCCAGATGTCATCACTGGTTGGAACAGCATGGGATTCGATATACCTTATATGGTCAATCGTATACGATCCAAGTTCGGTGAGACTACGGTCAAACGTCTGTCTCCGTGGGGTATGATTAGCGAACGCAACCATACTAACTTCGGTCAACCGACCCAGACTTATATCCTTGGCGGTATCGAGCATCTTGATTACATGGAGATCTACAAGAAGTTCACCTACAAGTTACAGGAGTCTTACCGTCTTGACCACATCGCCTTTGTGGAACTTGGCGAGAACAAACTCTCCTATGAAGAGCATGGCAACCTCCATACTCTATACAAGGAAGACTACCAGAAGTTCATCGACTACAACATCAAAGATGTGGAGTTGGTCGAGAACCTCGACAAGAAGTTAGATCTGATCTCCCTAGTGTTGACTATGGCATATCGTGGCGGTTGTAACTACAGCGAGACGTTAGGTACCGTGGCAATCTGGGACTCGATCATCTTCCGTCTGCTGAACAAGCAGAAGGTTGCCGTACCCCCGAAGGTAGAGAAACCCAAGACCTCGTTTCCCGGTGGTTATGTTAAAGAACCACAGGTTGGATCTCACGACTGGGTAACATCCTTTGACTTGAACTCTCTGTATCCTATGATCATTGTCCAGAACAATATGTCACCCGAAACTGTGATCGATGGTATCGAGTATGGCGTGTCCGTGGATAGTTTCCTTGATGGAGACAGCATGGTTAATCAGGGTGGTTACTCTTTGGCACCGACTGGTGTTAGGTTCTCCCATAATAAGGTTGGTGTGATTCCTACTATCATTAGTGAGTACTATGCCGAGCGTAGATTGATCAAGCAAGAGATGCTCAAGACCGAGCAGTTACACCAAGACAATCCTAGCAAGGAACTTGAGTACAAGATCACATCCCTCAACAACCAACAGATGGCAATCAAGATTCTTATGAACTCCCTCTATGGTGCGTTGGGTAACCGATGGTTCCGTTACTTTGATCAACGTGTTGCCGAATCTATTACACTCGCAGGTCAGTTGGCAATCAAGTGGGCAGAACGTGCCGTCAACAATGAGATGCAGAAACTTCTCAAGACAGACGAGGACTATGTTGTCGCGATTGATACTGACTCCGTGTATATCCGTATGGGCGCATTGGTTGATCAGTTCTCCCCCAAGGATCCAGTCAAGTTCCTAGACAAGATCTGCTCCGAACACTTCGAGAAGATCCTCGTGTCTGCCTACTCTGATATGGCAGAGGTGACTGGTGCCTACGTCAACCGTATGGAGATGGGTCGAGAGGTTATTGCCTCGCGTGGTATCTGGACTGCGAAGAAACGTTACATCCTATCCGTCCACAATAACGAGGGTGTCCAGTACAGCGAACCCAAACTCAAGATGATGGGTATCGAAGCAATCAAGTCTTCGACTCCTATGGTCTGCCGCGACAACTTCAAGGATATCTTCAAGTTGATCATCGAAGGATCCGAACTCGACATCCAGAACTTTATCAAGGACTTCAGGTCTAGGTTCCGACAGTTGCCGCCCGAAGACGTATCGTTCCCTCGTGGCATCAATGATATCAAGAAGTGGTATGACCGCAAGACTGTGTTCAAGAAGTCTACCCCGATCCATTGTCGAGGTGCGTTGTTCTTCAACAAGGCAATCAAAGACGCAGGTTTAAAGAAGTACGAACCTATCAAGAATGGCGAGAAGATCAAGTTCGTGTACATGAAGATGCCCAATCCGATGAAGTCTAACGTGTTCGCATTTCCTATGCGACTGCCGCCTGAGTTAGGTATGCACAAGTATGTTGACTATGACTTTATGTTCGACAAGACATTCCTTGATCCATTGACCCCTATCCTAGATGCCGTTGGATGGGATGCCGAACCGCAAGCATCACTAGAGGATTTCTTCGGATGATTTCTTCTCTTGACAAGGGCATACTTAGTGTGTTATAATAGTACCTATGATTAAATACGAACTAACAATATTTCAGTCTCAGTTTGACAACAAGACTCATCGCAAGGTTGCTGTACAATCTTGGGGTGAGTTCGTTGGTCTGCTAGAAGGACTGTCTAAGAATAAAGGTGAGAAAGGTGGTAGAAATTCTAGTCCTCTTATTACTCCTGCTATGTTTGAGTCTGGTACCACGCGTAGTAATGCTAATACTTTACGTTGGGGTGGTTGGTGCGCTGTTGACGTGGATGACCATGATTTTTCTTCTGATATCGAGGTACTAAAGAATGAACTCATTGATAGATTTCGCGATATTGACTTCGTGTGTTACAGTACTGCTTCTTCTAGGGATACACACCTTAAATTTCGTCTGGTCTTCCGACTTGATGAAACTATTGAAACTGATAGAATCAAACCCTTCTGGTTCGCATTTAATACTGCCATTGGCGAACTTGGTGATCCACAGACAAAAGATCTTGCTCGAATGTACTACATACCTGCGATATACCCTAATGCTAATAATTTCTTCTTTAGTCATTTGGGGGGTAATCCAGTTAATGTATCTGAAGTAATTGCTAAGTATCCCTATGTAGAGAAGACTGGCAACTCATTCTTTGATCGGATGCCACCAGAGATGCAGAAGCAGGTAATAGAGCATCGTAAGAATGGACTAAATAATACTGACTTCAATTGGAACTCATACAGAGATTGCCCATTCTGGCCAAAGCGACTGGGTATTGAGTACCAAACGATTAGCGGTGAGGGATGGTACTATAAGATGTACCAGATCATGGTCGCGGTTGCAGGTAGTGCGGTGTCTCGCGGATACCCTATCTCTGCTACACAGATTGCTGATCTCTGTAAAGAGTTTGACAATGAAACAGGTAAGTGGTACGAGAATCGTCCTCTCGCAAGAGAAGCAGATCGTGCCTTAGAATACGTCTACAGGAACGGATAATGAAAATACTAGTAACAGGTGCGGCAGGATTTATTGGATCACAGTTGACCGCACGTCTTCGTGATCAAGGTTATACAGTCAAAGGATTAGACAACTACAACAACCATCTATACGAACCAGACCTCAAAGTCAAACGTGTTGATCACTTCGATATCGATGTGGTGCCATGTGACTTGAGGATGATTCCCGGTTCGGGGATTGCTCTGGATAAGTTGTTGATAGACTTTGCGCCTACTCATATCATTCACCTTGGGGCACACGCAGGTGTTCGTGACTCGTTCGGTAAAGAGAAGCAGTACCATGCGAACAACATTGATGCTACCCAGAACCTCATTGATATCTGTAAGGAACATCTGCCAGACGTGCGTATCATCTATGCGTCAACCTCATGTGTCTACGCAGGTAGTGAACTACCGTGGACAGAGGGCAAGGAGTCTGGTAAGCAGTTGAACCCATACGGTTGGACTAAGTGGGCAAACGAATGTCAGATGCAGGGATCAGGACTCAACACAACTGGTCTAAGATTCTTCACTGTATATGGCCCTTGGGGCAGACCCGACATGGCATTGTTTGACTTCACAAAGAATATACTTGCAGGTAACGAGATAACAGTGTATAATTATGGTAATATGAAGCGCGACTTTACCTACATTGATGATATCCTTGGTGGTATTGAATGTATTCTATTTGCTGATTTACCGGCAGGTGAGATCTTTAACATTGGACGAGGACAACAAGTAGACCTTATGGACTTCGTTAGAGAGATCGAGAAGAACACTGGATGCGAAGCAAAGATCAACTATGCTCCACAGCATCCGGCAGATACGTTAGAGACTTGGAGTAACTCCAGTAAACTAATGGCACTAGGTTACACCCCCACGACTAGCATTGCGGAAGGTGTGGCAAACTTTTATGAATGGTATAAAGAGTATATGAACTAATGGCAGATGATTTTGATAAGTACGCACCTGTTAAACCAGATGTGAATGAAGCACCACCAACATCGATCAGCAAGACTAACAAACTCAAAGTGGGTATTGTTGGTCATGGTTTCGTTGGTAAGGCAGTAGAGTACGCATTCTACCATGACTTGATAGAGTTCGTTATTGTAGATCCAAACTATGGCACGACTATTGATGACTTGGTTAAGGCACAACCTACCATCTCATTCATCACCGCACCAACACCACAGAACTCCGACACTGGATTCGTGGATGCGTCTATCGTAGAAGATGCGGTACTGAAGTTGATGAACCATACTGACTCACTTGTTATTGTGAAATCAACAGTAACACCTGATATCATTGATCGGTTGTACAACTCTATACCCGAAGGATCCTTTGATAGGTTCGCATACAATCCTGAGTTCCTGACTGAGAAGTCTGCCAACGAAGACTTTGTTAATGCTGAACATCATGTGGTTGGTGGAACACCTGCCGCGTGTAAGGATGTCATAGACTTCTATGAGTTCTTCAGTGGATGTAAGTCTACGAAGTTCTACCAGATGTCCGGACCGGAAGCATCGTTCGTGAAGTACGCGTCAAATGCGTATCTCGCAACCAAGTTGACATTCTTCAATCAGTTGAAGGATCTGGTCAGTTCATTTGATTGTAGTTACAATGTGGTGTCTCGCGCATTAGGTGCGGATGATCGTATTGGTATCAAGCACACCAGAGTTCCGGGACCGGATAAGAAGAAGGGGTTTGGCGGTGCGTGTCTACCCAAAGACACAATGGCATTATATAAGTTTAGTCAAGCAAGGGGAGCAGAGTTCACTCTCTTGAATAATGTCTTGACAATCAACAACAAATACCGTATAATGTATGACTTAGATGATAGAGAATTAGTAAATAATATAACGTTTGGAGAGAATGATAATGAGTATAATGGACAAAATGAAGAAGAACAGCAAGATCAAGACAACGGAAGTACTGTCGAAGTCGGTGTTCTATAACGAGAAGGATCATGTAAAGACTGATACCCACATGGTAAATGTGGCACTCAGTGGATCTATGGACGGAGGTATTACTCCGGGAATGACGGTTCTGGCAGGGCCATCTAAACACTTTAAAACATCGTTCGCATTGCTTATGGCAGGTGCGTACCTAAAGGAGTACAAAGATGCGATTGTTCTATTCTACGATAGTGAGTTCGGTTCACCCCAGTCTTATTTCGAGCAGTTTGGAATTGACCCTGATAGGGTTCTTCATACTCCTATCGCCAATATAGAAGAGTTGAAGTTTGACCTTGTGTCTCAGTTGGAGAACATCGAACGTAAGGACAATGTAATCATCGTGATCGATTCTATCGGTAACCTTGCGTCCAAGAAAGAACTAGATGATACTCTCGCAGAGAAGGGTGTGGCAGATATGTCTCGTGCCAAGTCTCTCAAGAGTTTGTTCCGTATGACTACACCATACTTGACTATGAAGAATATTCCTCTTCTTGCGGTCAACCACACCTACAAAGAGATCGGTCTGTTTCCAAAGGACATCGTGGGTGGCGGTACTGGTATTACATACAGTGCGGATAACATTTGGATCCTTGGTCGTAGACAGACTAAGACTGGTACCGAGGTTACAGGTTATGACTTCATTATCAACGTAGAGAAGTCTCGCTATGTTAAAGAGAAGTCTAAGATTCCGATCTCTGTATCTTGGGATGGTGGTGTTGAGAAGAACTCTGGACTACTAGAAGTCGCACTGGCAGGTGGATATGTTATCAAACCAAGTAATGGTTGGTACTCTCGTTGTCATGGCACCGAAGCAGAACAACAGAAGTTTCGTACCAAGCAAACACTGACAGATGAGTTCTGGGCACCTATCTTCGAAGAGAGCGACTTCAAAGAATTTGTTCGAAAACAATACCAAATAGGGTTGCCAACTCAGTTAGATTGTGATATAATAGTGGAAAGTAACGATGATTAATATAGACAAGGTATCAGAAGATATACATTATGAATTGATACCAGTTGAGTATGTTGATAACGATGCCGCGTGGGATGTAAGAATCCTGCGTGGCGAGTTCACCGAGACCGTGCTACGGTTTGGAACTATCTCGTTTGATGGTGAGAGTGAGAACTTGAGGTTTGACTTCAGGGTTGTTGAATCACCGATTGATGCCACATCCGAGGTTGTAGAGTTACAGGAGTTCGCGGCAGACATACTGGAAGATATAATTGAGAATGGTATTCGTGATGGCAAGGTAGTCACACGAGACAGAGATAATGGAGAACAAATTGCAAGAGATACATCTGGAACAAACGATACTGAGGAACTTACTGACTAATGATGAGTACGCGAGGAAGGTTGCCGCTTTCCTCGATACTGATTACTTTGAAGGTGTCTACAAAGGACTCTTCTCTGAGTTCACTAAATTCATTGCTAAGTACAACAAACTTCCTACTATGGAAGCATTCAAGATTGAGGTCGATGAAGGTGATCGACTCAATGATGAACAATACCGCCATGCCATTGAGATCCTTCCTAACATCTTTGAGAAGAAGGAAGAGAATCTTGAGTGGTTGCTCGAACGTACCGAGAAGTGGTGTCAAGACCGTGCGGTCTATAACTCTATCATGGAATCTATTCAGATCATTGATGGCAAGCACCAGACTCTATCCAAGAATGCCATACCTGAGATCCTAAGTAAAGCACTGGGTGTTACCTTTGATACTAACATTGGTCACGACTACCTAGAGAACATTGACGAACGATGGGATTACTACACACGAGACGAAGAACACATACCGTTCGATCTGGATATGTTCAATCAGATCACCAAGGGTGGTTTGGTCAAGAAGTCTCTGAACATCGCACTGGCAGGTACAGGTGTTGGTAAGTCTCTGTTCATGTGTCACTGTGCCGCAGGTAACCTATCTATGGGTAAGAACGTACTCTATATCACTATGGAGATGTCCGAAGAGAAGGTCGCAGAACGTATTGATGCTAACTTACTTAATGTGGCAATCGATCAGTTAGAGAATCTATCCAAGAATGTGTTTACCTCTAAGGTTCAGGCAGTTGCCAAGAAGACCCAAGGTAAGTTGATCATTAAAGAATACCCGACTGGTCAGGCAAACGCGTCTCACTTCCGTGCGCTATTGAATGAGATGAAGTTGAAGAAGAACTTTATACCAGACGTGATATATATTGATTACCTGAACATATGTTCGTCTGCTAGGATGAAAGCAATGGGTGGTGCTATCAACTCTTATACATATATTAAGAGTATTGCGGAAGAGATCCGTGGTCTGGCAGTAGAGTTTAACCTACCGATCATGTCTGCGACCCAGACTACTCGTGGTGGTTATGGTAATGATGATGTTGGTCTAGAAGATACGTCCGAGTCGTTTGGTCTACCTGCTACGGCAGATCTAATGTTCGCATTGATATCTAATGAAGAACTGGCAAACAACAACCAGATCCTTATTAAGCAGTTGAAGAATCGTTATAATGATGCGACTGGTGTCAACCAAAGGTTTGTCGTTGGTGTTGATCGAAACAAGATGCGTCTATATGATGTTGACCAGAACGACAACCCCATGAACAGAGAAGAGGATACCGGACCGGTATTCGACAACAGTAATTCAGGACAACGTATGAACGCAGAGAATAGGTTCGGAGAGTTTAAGATATGAGTCCAGAATGGCAAACTGTCTTCACCCTTGCAATGATGGGTGGCACATGGTGGTGGGGACACTACTACGGCAGAATTTCAGGGATTAGAGATACGTTGTTATTCCTTGAAGAGCATGGTGACCTAACAATTACAGAAGAAATTATTGAAATAGAGGATGAAGAAGATGAGTGAAGTAAATCTAGTAGCACTGAGTAAACCCAATGTAGGCGCAAGTGGTTGTTGGGACGCAAACGAATTGATTGCGTATACAGCACGAGTAAGCAACCCCAATAACCAGAACAACCCAGAGACAGCACCTAAGTTGTTACGTTACCTGATCAAACATGGGCATTGGTCACCGTTTGAGATGGTTCATATGACTCTTGAAATCAAAACAACTCGTGACATTAGCAGACAGATCCTACGTCACCGTTCGTTTTCATACCAAGAGTTCAGTCAACGATATGCCGAGTCCGAAGACTTTGTGTCAAGGGAAGCACGAATGCAAGACCAGAAGAATCGTCAAGCATCTATTGAGACTGATGATCATACTTTAGCAGAGAACTGGTCTATTGCCCAAGCAAGAGTTATCCGTACTGCCAAAGAGGTATATAACTGGGCACTAGATAATGGTATTGCAAAGGAACAGGCAAGAGCAGTATTACCCGAAGGAAACACAGAGACAACATTATACATGGCAGGGTCACTCCGATCATGGATACATTATTGTCAGTTGCGTATGGGTATAGAGACGCAGAAGGAACACCGCGAGGTGGCATTACAAGCATGGGAACATATCAAGATACACTTCCCAGACATTGCGGAGGCGTGTGATGAATCACATAACTAAAGTTGTCTTAGATGATGAAGGTAATAAATGTATAGAATTCTCAGATGAATTGATGTTAGTGCTTGACTTACAAGTGGGTAATGTGTTACAATGGGACTTGTCTGAAGATAATCAATGGACATTAACTAAAATTAAGGAAACCGAAGAAAATGAGTGAACTGAAGAAAGGTGATATCGTCACCGTAATGACAAGCGTAGGTGAGTATATTGCGCGATTAGAACGTATTGATGCAGGATCAGTCAATGTGTCAGACCCACGATTAATCGTGCGTGGCGAAGAGGGTACGATTGGTTTTGGTCGAGGTGTGTGTATGTCTGCCATTGAGAAACCTAAGAACCTAACTTTCCAAGATGTATTGTTTGTAGTACCTACGAACGAATCATTCGAGAAAGCATGGATTGAGGCAACTTCAGGTATCATTATCTAATGTCGGAGATAACTATACGAAATAAAAGACTCATCGCTACACTGAACAGTTTCAGTGATGAGTTCTTCTCGAAGGAAGAGTACAACCATCCTCCAAGTCAGATGTATAGTTCCGTAGAAGATATGAGCAAGGGTGAGTATTACTGTGACAGAGAATATCTGGAAGAGTGTCTTGCCCTACCTGAGACTGTGGGTGTGCCGGTACGTCACTTTGCCCAACCAATCTCTAGGATGGTAAGAGAACATCCCAACAAAGAAGATTGGAAGGGTTTCATGGCGAAGGTCAAGTATGACTTCGCGGCAGAGATAGGTGCGCACACTAGTGCGTTACTATCTTACTACCCTCCCGGTGGGTTCGTGGGTTGGCACACTAATGCAGATGCTACAGCATATCAAGTACTATTTACTTGGTCAACTGGTAATGGTTACTTCCGTTACTACGACAAAGTAAATGATAAGATAGTAACAATACAGGACGTAGCAGGGTGGCAAGCACGTCACTACTACTTTGGCCCTGAGTATGAACCTGAGAATCATTGTTGGCATAGTGCCTATGCAGGAGATAACCGCATAACACTAGCATACAAGTTTCCCGGACATGGAAAACATGATCCTCGTGACCAACAGGCACGAGACTTACGCGATTTATTAATTGAGGAAATTGAAAGTGTTGATTAACAAACTATTACCAGAAGACCAGAAACGAGTTGTAAATGCGATCAAAGAGATGTCAGACAGTATGACACGCATTGACGCAGAGAAGGACTTGATCAAAGACATTGTTCAGGTGACCTTCGAGAACCATGAGATCGACAAGAAGCATATTCGCAAACTTGCCGCTATATATCATAAAGCAAACATGGATGAAGTCCGTACTGAGTTCGATGACCTAGAGTCGTTGTACGAGACGTTATTCAGTAAGGAGAAGTAAGATGGGACATTATGATGAACAAAGAGATGAACCAATCTTATCGGCAGGGATCTCTGCTCAAGAGTTGGCAATGATGTCGCCCGGGATGGGGTCAGTTGATAAAGGTATGATCTATGCGCATACTAACTATAGTACTGATCCTGCCGCATTCAAGGTAACGGGAACGATTTCGGCAACGGAATCAGGCACACCCCCTATTGAGTACAAGTTCAACGAAGGTAACCTGATAAACCAGTTCAGGAACTATATCGACTCCACCTATGATGCTCACTACTGTACCTCTGGTATTCAGTCTAGTGAAGTAATCATTGACCGTGGTCGTGGTATGGGTTTCTTCCTTGGTAATGTGGATAAGTATTCTTCTCGTTATGGCAACAAGGGTGAGGTGGCAGATCATCGTAAGGATCTTATGAAGGTATTACATTACGCATTACTCGCACTACATACCCACGACCTTGAAAATGATTAATGGCATATACCAACAACATCATGGTCTTCAACGGAGATTCGTTTACCTATGGTGATGAACTAAAAGGATATGAGGACAATCAGCAAGATCCACATACCTTTGCGCATAAGTTAGCGCAGACTTACTTTAATAAGAAGTATGTGAATCTTGCGTCTAACGGTGCATCTAACTCTAAGATCTTTCGAACGACCCTAGACTTCTTACATAATACTAACAAAGATATTGGTTTGTTGTGTATCATGTGGACGAACTGGGGTCGGTTCGAACTGTGCGAGAACTTCGCATTACCTTCTGATCAAGAGATCCTTATCCCCCAAGAATCTAACATGAACCAGATCATTCCTTCTCAGAGGTCAGGTAGTTTTCAATGGGACAACAAGGCAGAGGATGGTGGTCTGGAACGTGCTGATATACTAAAGGCATATACCGAGAATGTATTAACGATGCATACCCAGATAATGCAGGGGTTGACCTACATGGAACACATACAATGGTTGTGTGACTATATGGGCATCAAACTACTAATGGGCGTTGTTCATGGTGATATGTATATGAACTACCTATATACTCTGAAGGGTGA